GTATTAGACCAACTTAACAAACAGTTGGCACTTCAGATGAGAAGTGAATTTGAAAAGACAACGACAGTTAAATTGGGTAAAGACCCAGAAACAGGATTAGAATTATACGACCAATCACCGAATTGGGTATTCAGAAGAGATGATGGTACAGGTAATTTTTTTGAGTTTAATTTAAATAAGAATAGTAATTATACATTTGATGTGCAACAAGGGGCATTTGAAACCTATGATTATGACATAGGAGAGGGTGGGGGAAATGAAATTTCTGTTATTCAGTCTCAGTAGTTTAATATTTGCATTTCCAGTATTTGCAAATGAAATTTATGTGAACCAAGCAGGCGATAACCTTAAATTGACTGTAGTTCAAGATGGTAGTGACAACTACTTTCAATATTGTGCTATCAACAATGATTCAAATTGTACAGATATGAACGGTAACGCACACGGTTGGGCAGATGGTGTCGCAAGTGATGATTCTACTGTAACAAGTAGTACAGTTGGTGACGATAACACAGTTGTCGTAGCACATGCAACTGGACGAAATAATACTAATGAAAATATAACCAATATTGATATTGTTGGTGACCGCAATAAAGCACAAAACATCTTTGCAAACCATAGTAATGGAAGTCATCCATATAGTACTATGGATTGGGGTGGACTTAAAGAAAGTAATATTGAGATTGACGGTGATGATAATACAGTAAAACACCAAAGTGATAGTTATGGAGAAGTCGAAGCAAACATCAGTGTAACTGGTGATGATAATAGTGTAATAGTATATCAAAGGTCAATGCGTAATGTTGCTAATATAGATGTAACTAATGCTGGTGGGCCTGTCACTGTTAATGCTCAACAACTAGGGAGTAGTTGGCAAGATACAGGATTAAATTCATACAGTGTTACACAGTTCTGCACCAATACAAATGGGTGTAGTGTTTCAGTAACACAATACTAAGAGAGCAAAATGAGAGAGAGTAAAAATGAGAGAGAATTTTATAGCAGTAGGTTTGCTGTTGCTCGCACTTGTCTGTTGGACAAGTATTGCAAGTGCAAACATTAATAATGAAGTATTAAAACAGTGTATTGAAGAAAACCGTAAAGGTAGTGACTTTGATTCTATAGATTTCATTGCATCATCTAAATGTTACAATGCGTGGAAAATTCCACAAATCAAAGCAAAGAATGCTGAACTTAGAGATTTCCTAAAACACAATCCAAGGTACAGAGTCCCAGGCCAAGCGCTGAATAGGTGTTGGGGTAAACCAAGAGAGATGCCCTTTGAAAGTGCATATATCAAACAAACCGAAAGTGGGTTTGAAGCAGGAGTGAGTTACAAAGATACTCTTCCAGCAGGATGTTATGAGAACGCACCTTGGGATAATCGTGATGCTAAAAGGTAGTATCATTGCTCTAACTGCAATTGGATTTCTGGTTTACGGTGTACTAACATATGCAAATGAGAGTACAGTGTATTGGGAAAGTGTAGGCCCTCGTTGGGATAGAATGCTTAATCCATCTCACTATAAATAGATGGATGAAATGGATTACACACTGGACAACTGCACTTCTTACACTTGCAGTAATATCTTTTTGGGGTTGGAACGACCCGTTTGTTAAACAAACTCTACGACTAAAATCATTCGATTTAGTTCAGCAATACGACATACCTACAACTTCATCTGATATTGCAATATTGGAGATAGACGAAAAGTCTATTGAACAGTATGGACAATGGCCTTGGAAAAGAACAGTCATTGCAGATATCATTTGGAAGTTAAGAGAATCTGGTGTGGGTGTAATTGTTCTTCCAGTTTTGTTCTCAGAACAGGATAGACTTGGTGGTGATATGGACTTGGCAGAAGCACTTGTCCAAAACGGTGTTATTATTGCACAGACAGGAACTTCACAAGATACCTTTCAAATCAAGAATGCAGTGCCTCGTGGTGTCGCTAAAATAGGTGACCCATTGCCTTGGTTATTTGAATGGAATGGAATGTTGGGCCCAATTCCACTATTAGGCGATAATGCAGATGGTGTTGGTGTTGTAAATACAGTACCAGAAATAGATGGTGTTGTAAGGCGTTTACCACTATTAATGAGAATAGGTGATGAGGTATATCCATCTATTGCAATGGAAACTATTCGTGTTGCAGTTGGTGACCCATCATATCAAGTAAAAACACAAGAAGGTGGAATCACTGCAATGCGTGTTCCTGCCTATCAAACTATAAAGACAGATTCCTTTGGTAGAATCTGGTTAAGATTCAATAAAGAATTCCCTACACTTAGTGCAAGTTCTGATGACTACAGTTCTCTTGCAGGCAAGACAGTTATCATTGGTATAACTGCTGAGGGATTATCAAACATTGTTGCAACACCTAAAGGTGAGATGTATGCACATCTTCCTGCCGCAATATCTCTACAAACAATTCTAAATGGTGACACGATTGTTCGATTACCAGAAGCAACATTCTTAGAATGGGCATCTGCGATTGGACTTGCACTTCTACTAATATTACTTGCTGCAAAAGCACCATATTGGTTATCTGGTATATTCATTGTTGGTATTCCATTGGGTGTTGGTTATGGTTCGTACTATTACTTCATAAACCATTTACAGTTATGGGATTGGAGTTGGGTTGTTATCGTAACAACTCTGGTTGGATTCCATGCAATATTCAATAGATTTACAAAAGAGTTTTTCGAGAAACAAGCAATCAAGAAACAGTTCGCTGGATATGCATCACCAACAGTTGTTCGTATGTTACAGGAGAACCCAGCACTAATCAAAGAAGGTATGAAACGTGAGATTAGTATTGTGTTTAGTGACTTACGAGGATTTACTCCATTAGGAGAATCATTCGGTGATGATGTAAAAGGACTTACTAAGATTATGAACGGATACATGGATGCAATTACACAACCAATACTTGACAGTGACGGTATGGTAATTAAGTATATCGGTGATGCATCTATGCACATACACAACGCACCTAACGATGACCCATATCATCCACGCACAGCAGTAGAGTGTGGGTTAGAAATGCTTAATGCAGTGGAGAAGTTTAATGAAAAGATTACTTCAGAAGGTAGGCCACCCATTGGGATGGGGGCTGGTATTAATACTGGGCTTGGTTATCTGGGCGAAATGGGAAGTACGCAAAGACACAGTTACGATGTCCTTGGAGATTCCGTCAGTACAGCAGCTAGAATTGAATCCAAATGTAAAGAGTACGGATGTCTACTACTTGTTGGAGAAAAGACATACGATGAAACAAAGAACGATTTCTTCTACCTCAAAGTAGATGAACTTGCAGTTAAAGGTAAGACTGTAGGAATAAGAATTTACACAGTACTTAATAGATACTGTGATTTAGATGCTCAAAAGAAACATGAACTGATGCATCAATGTTACACTGAAAAAAAATTCGACAAATGTATAAAACTTTGTAACCAATTATTTGAAGAGTTTGATGGTCAAATGACTAAGTATTATGAGATGTGGATTGAGAGATGTGAGTATATGAAAACACAAGACCTACCAGAAGATTGGAACGGTGTATTCATAGCGACAACAAAATAGAAAGGGTATACTATGTTGTGGAAAGATTTACTTTTAATGAAGTTTGAAAACGGTTTTCGTATTTTATCCGAAAAAAATACAGAAGATAAACACTTTGTAATTGATGATGTACAAGTTGAAATTGGTGATGAGTTTAGAGTTGGCCCAAATGGTTACTTTGAGTTTATCGGTAATCCATCAAAAGAACTATTGGAGTCACACAAATGATGTGGTTAGATTATAATATAGACCAAGCAGGTACTAACTTTAAAGTTAGTGGTGAGTGGGAAGGTGAAGTTATGGGTGTAGGTAAAGACGGTACTAAAAAAGACCATTACCTTTACAAGCCTGGAGATGTATTTCGTGTAAACGAAGGCGGTTGGTTAGTTAAGATTGCTGATAAAGACGGTGCAGTTAGAGATTAATAACCGTATGCTTCCCAAGCTTGGTTGTTTGATATAGGAACAAATTGTGTACTTCTTTGTCCACCTGTTTGGGTTGTGGTTGTTGTAGAATTATCAACAACTACAGTGTTACCACTATTTCGGTTTGCTTCTTGTGCTGCTTCTAAGGCTGCGTTTGCAGTTTCTAGTGCAAGAGCTCTTTCTGCAACTAACTTCTCAATAAGTTTTGCATCATCTTTTCTTCCACCACCTTCAAAACCTTTGTAGACGTTTTCGCCACCCTCACTTCTTGCGATTCTATCTTGTGCAGCTGCAATTTGGTCATCTAAAGACATATCACCAGATGGTACTGCTGCTTCATCTTCACCAAATCCAAACCAACTCAACACTTTACCAGCGCCTGGAATAGACTTGATAAGTCCCATGATGTCAATATCAAATAAGCCTGTAAACCAATCGAAGATGGATTTCGCAGTATCAAATATTAAACCACTCAATGAGAAAGGTTCTTCTGGGTCACCAAACCCAAATAACCCCTTAACAAAGTTAATTGCAAGGTTTAATGGTGCAAATACGATGTCTATGAGTTTACCGAATATTTCAAATATAGATAAGTCAGAGAAGTCAAATAAGTCTTTAACAAAGTCAACCATTCCTTGAATACCATCAAAGATTTTACCAACCAAACCACTAATCATATCACTGAATGAGAATTCGCTCAACCATTTCATGTCGAATCCCATCTTTGTTCCCAACCAAGCAATACCTGCTTTAAGGAAATCAAGTGGAATACCTACAAGTCCGACTAGCATCTTACTGATACCACCTTCCATACCACCGATGATTGTACCTTCTTCATCATAACCATCCATGAAACCTGTTACCAAGTCAAACACAGACATAAGGATTGTGATAGGCATGAATATCTTACCAAGTACTGTACCAAGTGTACCAGCAAACTTAATAATAGGTTGCATTGTTGCAACAACAGCATCCATTGCAACTACACCAAGTCTTAGTGGAGACATGAATGATTTAACTGTTGCGAAGATACCTTGTATAGCGCCAACACCTGCTTTTGCAGCATCAACTGATGTTTCAGCAGTTTTACCTACTGCAGCTGCACCACCACCCAAAAGGTTAAGTGTTGCAAATGGATTAAAGAATGATTTAACAGTACTAATAGTTTTTGTTACTGGTGCTAACAAGTCAGTTGCTGTGTCAGTAAGTGTAAACGCACCTTTGAATCCAGTAAAGAATGATTTTACAGATGTAGCACTATTCTTTGCACCAAGTACAATGTCATCTACAACACCAAGTGAAGTTGGTGTTAGTTTACCAACAAATCCACTGAAGAATGTTTTTATGCCTGCAACACTATTCTTTGCACCAAGAATAATATCATCTACTTTATCTACAATATTAAGTTTACCAGCAAACCCACTAAAAAATGTTTTTACAGATGCGACAGCATTCTTTGCACCAAGTACAATATCATCTACTTTGTCTGCAATTTTTAGTTTGCCTACCCAATTACCAAAGAATGTTTTTAGATTTGCAATGGCAGTCTTTGCACCAAGAATAAGGTCATCTACTTTATCACCTACTTTTAGTGCATCTCTAACTTTAGTCAAGTAAGATTTAATTGCAACAAATGGAGCGCTTAGTTTACCACCTAACAATCCATCTAATACTTTAATTTCTGCTTTAAGAGATGTAAAGAATGCTGCAAGAGTAACAAAAGGTGCTGCAATTAATCCAAGTACTGCACCGAGTCCCATCCCAGCACCAGCTGCAGTCGCATTAAGGAAACCCTTAAGCATATCACCAATACCACCAGAGATTTTTTCTAATAGTGTTATTTGATTTTCTTCACGCCGTCTTTCTTCATTTGCCTTTTCAACTTCTGCCGCAGACAACCCACCTTTGTCTTGTCCAGCAATAGTACCAATTAATGTTTTGTTTTGATTTGTTAGTGTATCTGAAAGTTTAGCAAGTCCACTATTCATTCCACCTAAAAGTCCAGTTTGTTCTTTTAGTTCTGAAGTAGTATCATCTTGTTCTTTTTTATTGGATATGCTGAGTGCTTTAAAAGATTTCTCCAACATTGCACCGCCAGGCAGACCCGCAATAAGCCCTGGCATGAACTGTTTAAAAGGACTAGTAATATTATCACTAACCTTTTTTAGTTCTTTACCTACTTCACTTGCTATTACTTTTCCAGAATCTCCGACGGCCATTGTTTTTTACCTTACTTCTTTTTTGTGTATGCTTGCGAACCGAAGAACGCTGCAACTATACCAGCAACTGCAACAAAATATGTTGGAGCCATACTACCTAATGTTTTTTGTGCTTCATCTAATCCAACCAGTGATGCAATTACTACTGCAAATGGATATAATAATAATCCAAATAAAGCAAACCATGTCATCTGACGCTGGGCATCTCTCATAGCATCGTTATCTTCAAGTTCTTTACGTTTGAACTCTAAGAACATTGCATGCTCTTCATCTGATACCTTACCATCCCCATTAGTATCTGCTGGGTGATGTTTCTTAACCTCTTCTTCTGCCATAATAGTCTCTCCCTCTATTATTATTTATGTTTACGGTTCGCCGCACTCTGGCGTTCCTTCATTTCTTTCTCTTCCAAATACTGTAAGAGTAAAGAAACATATACTTCCCTCTCCCACGGCATCCAATTTTCAATCTCAGTTAATGAAAACTGATGATGTTTCATTAGAGCAAAATTAGTTTTAAAATAATTCTCTAACGAATTATGGGAGAGGGCTATTAAAAAAAACTAGCCATCCCCTCAAGTACTACAGTGCTTTCAACATCTGTATTAGGATTTTTCACCTTAACCTCTTTTTTCACTCTAGGCATAGTAACAAAGAAGTTATTCATTTTTTCAAATTGTTCATGTGTCATAGATTCGATAAAACCGTCAAGTTCTTTCTCATCCATGTCTTTTCTATCAGTCACATTCTCTGCATCATAAATTGATGCAACACAATCTTTAATAACATTAAATGCAGAATTAGCATCATCAGTAGATTTTGACATAACATCAATCTTAGGATATTTCATCATTATACCGATTCCATCACCTAGTTCAATGTTAGCATTATGCTCTACATTATTGACACACTTAACTTCTGCAAGATTAACTTCAACAGGTACTTTAGTTTCACCGTCATCTGGGCAAGTAACTTGAATCTTTACTTTTTCCCCTACGGACTTTGCACGAAGTTGTAAGAATACATATTCCAAATCAAAGAAAGGTAATACGTTTGCATCTATCTTTTCAAAAGTACAATTATGAATAATATCCTTAATTGCTCTTATTTGGTCTTTCTCCCCACCAGCACTTTGTGCCATCATAAGAAGTTTTTCTTCTTTTACAAGGAATGGACGAAATTCCACTTTTTCACCATTAGATGGTAACGTCAACTCATATTTCGCCGAGGCGAGTTTTGGTAATGCCATAATTATCTCCTATTTACATTACGATGATTAAAATCTTAGTCCTCTTCCGATTCCTAGATTACTTATTGGGTTCTTAGTTATTCCTCTAAAGAAATTTCTGAACGCCAAAACTTTTTGTTGTGCGAACACAACCCTATCTCTTGCAGCCAATACGTCATTGAATGCTTTACCAGCATCCTCAAAGATACCTTTTTCACGGCCTGGGAATTTGTCATTAAATGCTGCACCAACTGGTCTACTAGTATTTGGAAACATAGTTTGAGTGGGTGTACGAGGGTCAAATCCCATCGGTGCATTTCTTCTACTTACAACTTGTTCTTTGTATTCTGGATATTCAACCCATGATGCTTTACCATCATTAGGATTACCCTGTGCTTGTAGTGGTATCCATTCTTTGAATGAAAATCCTACAGTATGTTTTAACAACGCACTAACGGTTTCGTTACTTACTTCCATTGCATTTAGTGTTTTGGGAAATGCATTTTTAATTTTAATACCAGCAGTCCTATGATTCTGCTCGTCTAACTGATATACCTCTATACTTCCAACATAATTATTATAGTACTCTATATTGTAGGTTGTTGGTGATACGATGTAATCTTGCCATGAGTTAAATACCCATCTTTCTTCATGGTTATTTCTTAAATAAAACTCAATAGAAATTTCTTCACCATATGTTAATCCTTGTGCAACCTCATATGATGGGCCGTAGATGTTTTCATCTGTAGTTGTACGAATATTCTTGCCTGGAAATGATACACTGTTAATACGGAATGTAAAATCTCTAGGAAGTTGACTTTTTAGATTTTCTTGTATTGTAGGGGGAAAGTTAATTACTGCCTCAAATCTATTAGGACGAGCTTGCCCATCCTTCTGAAAGGTTGCTAACCATTGTTCAAATGTTTTATCTCTATCTTCTTGGACAGGATAATCAAACATTAAATTATTTTCTTTTGCCATTAACTTGGTCTCCTTGCAGTATTAACCATTCTCCTAGAATCTGCATATACTCTGCTTTCGTTTGCTCTCTTGAATCTTTGTACTGGTAACAAAACCGCAATCATCATTTCGTCTGCATTAATAATACGAAATGGTGGTTTTACATGATCCATAAGATATCTTTTAATTGTTGGTTGAACCATTCTATTTCTTTTAATTCTATTCCATGTTAATTTGATTCTAGTACTTTCGTCCATA